ATTGAAATTAGACTTGATTTTGTATACCTTGGATCAGGATCACCAGGGTCTAGGTAATATTAGGGATCGGAACAATGTCTAAAAGGTTACGTAACCTTTTAGACATGTCCAATCTAGACCCTGGTGATCGGGCCCCATCGAGAACACAAGTATTAACTGAACAAACAAAAGGACGCTGAACATTCATCCGTTATAAGTAAAAGAAATGAACTCTTCGAACGACTCTTCTATAATACTAACCAGAACAGAATACATCCAAGATATCTACTGCGAAAACTTACCTCAAATTCTGACCAGTGGAAATGGAATACCATTTAAGGTATTAAACTTTCCAATCAATCCAGGATTAGAATCTACATTCCCATGGCTATCACAGGTGGCACAAAATTACGATGAATACAAAATTGAAAAACTGACATTCGGATTCAAAAGCACAATCACTGAATTGGGTGACAGCAACGCAAAGGGACAATGCGGAGCAATTGCACTGTGCACGAATTACAATGCAAGAGAAGGAGTATTCAAATCAAAGCAAACAATGCTCGAATACGGAGGAGCAAACTCGTGCAAAACAACTGATAATATAGTACACAAAGTCAATTGTTACGAATCAGAAAACACAGGAACAGCAAATAAGTACGTAAGAACGAAATCGGTCACAACAAATCAAAATGTAAATGACTACGATCTTGGTAATTTCCAACTCGCTATATCAAACATGCCTGATAAGTACTATGGACAAAGTTTAGGACAACTCTGGGTAAGTTACCGAATACGCCTACATAAGGCTAAACCATACACGTCATTGGCAAGCAACGTACAACAAGACTTGTACGTTACAAATACTGCAAATGTAAGGCCAGATTTCCCGCTTGGAAGAGTAGCAGATGAACTGCTAAAAGGGGCACAAAACAATCTGGGAACAATAATTGTCCAAAATGTGCAAAGTCAATTTGATATATTATTCAGACAAAACTACACAGGATACGTGGAAGTCATATTCCAAGCATCACTTAATCCGACAGCAACACTTAACGGAACAGGAACAACTCCTGGTTACATCAATTCAGTTACGTTAACTGGAAATATTAAAAACGTTAAAGATTTATACGGTGCTGCTAATGCAAATCCAACTACAACAAGCAGACTGGCTAAAGGAAGCATCTTATCACAACAATCCGGAAAAGGAACATTCATATTCATTGCACATTTCTTAGTAACTGTGCCATTAGGAGGAGCACCAACGACAACATTCGCTCAAATCAGATTCAATGTATCACCAATGCTACTTGAGGCTCCTACTCCTGCTAATGCAGTATTTACCCAGTGCAGCCTAACGATTAGAGAATACAATGGAGGATTCTCATTCAAAGCTAACAATGAACTAGCACCTTATGTACAGGATGTACAAAACCTAGAAAACGGAGATGCACCAATGCTAATCAATGAATTTGGTGCGATTTACACACCAGGAGTTAACCCACCAGTACCAGTATAACAATAAATACAACCATAGCTGCTCTTCGGGGTACTCAACAGTACCCAACGCCATTTAAGTGCTAATGTCAATTCAATTCATAGATTAGGTTCAATACATTACATTACGATTACGATTACAATTAAGCCATTAATGCTATAACATTCTAGTAGTACTTAAAGCAAACAATCAGTGCTATTATATTACAATTACAATAAAATTACCGGTATTAAAGTACAATTACAATTACAATTCAGCTATAACATTCTAGTAGTACTTAAGACAATTACCGGTATTCAATTCAATTTGACAATGTCAATTACCGGTGTTCAAATACAGTTACAATTACCAGTACAGTACATTACAATTACAATTAAGCCGTTAAAGCTGTAAATAAGTGCTATTCAATTCAAACCAATCCAATGCCCTTAAAGAAAGTCAAAATACACCAACAGCTTTCATGCGTTCCGTCAGCGACAGCCGCGTCCAAGCACGGTTGCTGCTAATGCAAGCGCCCTCAACTGAACACGTGTATACCGGTGACGAACAGCGATGAACAAAGCCGTGGAAAATGCTGTCGAATCAAATCAAATCAAATCAACGATCAATACTACAAATACAAAACAATCAAAATACAACGGATACAAAGCAAATCAACAATCAATACAACAAATACAACAATCAAAATACAACGGATACAAGGCAAATCAAGCAACCGCGATATAACGGATAGCACAAGAAAACGTCCGTTATAACTACAAACATCCGGATACATCCGTTATAACGAGAAATCGGGCCGCATCGAGAAATCGGGCCGCATCGAGAAATCGGGCCGCATCGAGAAATCGGGCCGCATCGAGAAATCGGGCCGCATCGAGGGCATTTTCCACCAATCAAAAACGTTCACCGTCCAAAGTCATCATCAATTTTCAACCAATCAGAGCGTTCGTGGATCACCAACGTCAAATTGGATCAAACTCGTCAAATTGAAATTAGACTTGATTTTGTATACCTTGGATCAGGATCA